ATTTATGGTCACCTTGTATGTGCGCCCATACTGGCCACCCTTGATGTTGATCAAGCATTGGCCGTCCTTACGGAACCCCGGCATGGTCAGGGCGGGCTTCATCTTCACGGGCACCTTGCGGTTAATGATGAAGGTGTAGTCCGCCACGGTGACCAGCCGGAGGTCCTCACGGGGATTGGTGGTATCCAGGTATGTGTCCGCTGCGGTGTTCGCCACGCTGTACTCCATGCCTTCCAGGTCCCATACCTTCGGTGTTCCCCCATTGAAGACCACATAGTACCGCTCGAACTCATCGCGGTTGATCAGCTTCACTAGTGGGTTACCTGGGAAGTTATCCCGGAGGCGCTTGATGTGGACCGTGGGCGGGCGCTTTTGGAGACCCTCCACCTCGGAACTGAAGCCATTGATTTGCTCCTCAGCCTGGTCGGGGTAGCGCAGGATGTCAGGCTGTTGCGAGATGCCACCCTTCATGTTCTTGATTTCTTGTGTGATCAGGCTCATTGATTAGCTCCTTGCGTTCTTGGTTTGGAAGTCGGGGTCGTTGTTGAACAGGTTGTAGCCGCCATAATCCAGTTCGTACTCCAGGCAGGCCCATTCCAGTTCCTGCATGGAGCGCATGGTGGACTCAGCCACGCCTGGCTCACCGTAGTACTCAGCGTTGAAGCGGTGGGCGGCCTTGTAGGTGATGAACTGGCGGAAGACCAGCGGAAGCTCCTCAAAGGGGACCTGTTGCACCATGGTGACTACCAGGCGGCCCGTGAAGGTATCCGTCTTGTTCAGGCGGTCCCAGATGAAGCCCCCGCGATTCACATATGGGGTGCCCCCTGCGGTGGTCACATCCAGGTAATGCGGCAAGTACGCGATCTTCCCTGTGAAGGCCTCAGGGACCAGCTCGAAGGTTTCATCCACGTTGAAGGTCCACTTCTTCGCCTGGACCTCAGCGGATACCACTTGGATGAGCCGCATGGAGTTAGCAACATCGGCATTGGAATCCTGGTCGAGTGTGTCCACGGACTCCTCACCGATAGCCGCAAGGATCGAGTTGACGGCATCCAGGAGGGTCCTGGGGGTGTACATTGTGTCAAGCATACTCATGGGTGTACTCCTTTCATGTTTATCGTAAAAACCCCCCAAGGGCCTTTGTGGGCACCTCAGGGGGTTCATTGTGTTACTGCTTGGTGGGAGCCTTCGGAGCTGCCTTCTTGCGGCCCTTTCCTGCGGTACTCGCTGCCGGGGTCGCCGGTTGCGCAGCAGAAGGGGGCAATTCAGGGGCCGGAGCCTCCCGTGGTCCCTTGAAGGACGACAGGAAGATTTCCCATGGGTTAGCCATTAACCGGCGTAGCCCTTTACCATGATTGCGACTGCTGCTTCAGGGCGCAGGCCTTTATGGCCCATGGCGTATTTGGCGATGATCTGATCGGCTTGGAACTCAGCACGGCGGGCGCGCTCCAGGGCCAAGTCTTTCAGCTTCACGGTGCCGACTGCCGAACGGTGTACGGCCAAGCCGACGATCTTGCCCAGCAGCGCTACCGGGAAGGTATGCTTGCCATCTGCGCCGCCCAGCTCGAAGTGCGGTACCTCGATGATTTCAAAGCCGTGGATGTTGCGCAGGTTGCCCGTTTCTGGGTCGATGATCGCCGCGTAGTTTGCCGAGTTTGGCATCAACGCGCACAAGATCGAGCTGTATGCTTCAGGCGTCACGAAGAAGTAACGATCAGCGTTCGGGACGTACAGCTTACCCAGCACCATACGCGCTTGTGCCAGGGACGACAGGATTTCTTGGCCGACTGCTGGGTCAGCGACGCCGATTGCGGTAACGGATTTCAGCTCGATCTTGCCACCGGCACCGAGGCCAGGCAGGTTCTCAGCGTTCGCCGTCAGCAATGCCATCTCTGCCAGCACGGCGCCGTCAGCAGCCATTGCCAGGGCTTCACCCAGTTGCTTCGAGTATTCGCCGCGCACATCGTAGTGCAGCATCGCATCATCAATGTCCGTAATCAGGACATCCGATGTCAACAGGCCATCGATTGGGATGATCTGCTCGTTATGCAGGATGACGTTGCGCTGGTCGTCCAGGGAGTTGCCCGGCGCCAGGTACTTGCCGATGGTGCGGCCCATGACCGGGAACGATGCCGACTTGCCATTGGTGATGGTGCGGACGATATGCTTGTCCATGGTCTTCGTGGTGCGGGAGAATGCCGTCAGCACTTCGCCTGCGAAAATCTTGAGGAAGCCTGCCAGGCGGTCGCCGGTCGAACCGTTTTGGCCTGGATTTTGGATAACTTGAGTCGCCATGTGTGTATCTCCTGTAAAGTTTAAAGGTTGGTACTGCTGGAAGGAACCTTATAGGATTCCCTCCGTCTATAGTGTGGGTTAGCTCGAAGCGACCACACGGGCCTCCACCGATTGGGTGTATGCCTTATCACGACCATAACGTTTATCGCTCATGGCCGTGACCATTTCCTTGCGGTCTGCGAAGGGTGCAGCTTTAGGTGCCGCTGGCTTTCCGGGTGCCGCTGGCTTACCTTTGAGGCCCTTGTTGGTGGTGCCGTACTTGGCCGCCAGCTTGCCCTTCAGGTCCGTGATGATTGCCTTGCAGGTTGCCAGATCGCCGCCCTCGATGGCCTCATTGAAACGGGCCACCGCAGCGGGGTCTGCCGTCTGGGCAAACGTAGCCAGGCGCTGGAAGCCAGCATCACCACCAGCGTGTGCGTACACTGCCGAGTAGTAGGCCTGCGTCTGCGCCTGCTGGTCCGCGATCATGGCGTCAACGTCAGCCTTCGGGTAACCGGCACCCTCCAGGGCCGCGTAGGTTTCATCCGACAGCTTGCCCGCAGTGTTGAACTCACCCACTACGGTGGCCGGGTCGATGCCCGCTTCGGCAATCTTTGCGGCCGCTTCCTGGAAGGCGTCCTGGCGCTGCTTCAGGCCCACCATGACCAGCTCGTCCGTGGTCTGTTCCGTGATCAGCAGGAGAGCCGGGGCTTCTTCCTCCTCATCCTCGTCAACCTCAGGGGTTTCCTTTTCGTCACCCTCCAGGGGTGCCTGCTCGTCACCATCAACATTGACGTTGATCAGGTCATCACCATCACGCACCTCTACACCAGCGCCTGCCAGGATGGCCTGCTCGTCAGCCGTCAGGGCATCGCCCGAGGTGATCGCACCGTTGCCATACAGGGACTCGGCGGTAACTTGGTTTGCGTCATTGCTCATGTGGTTGTATCTCCTATGAAATTGAAAAGGGAAGAGAGGGGAAACCCCAAAGGGTCTCCTCCATCTCTAGTGTGGGTTAGCCCAGAGCTGCCTGGACTGCCTCCGGGTTTGTCGCCTCGGCACCCAGTTGGGCACCCGCTTGGGCACCCGCAGCGGAACCTGCTTGAATCATGCCCTGCTGGGCTGCTGCTTGTGCATTGCGCTGGGCCATCTGCTCATCCGTCAGGATCATCCCTTGCGGGTCCAGTCCGGAAGCGTCGGCAGCGCGCAGCAACAGGTTATCGAAGTCGATGCGTGCGGATACCTTGTCGATGTACGGCCCCGTCAGGTTGAAGAACTGCGACAGCTTGTTAGCATCCTGGCCGCGTCCAATGGCATCAATGCCGGTAATAACGGACGGGTTGAGGGCACCCTCAGGGAGGTCTGGGATTAGCTGCTGGGATTGCAGTTCTACCAGGAGGCGCCGCACCAGTGGGAGCTGGAATTCCGAGGAGAGTACCGAGTAGATACCCCCGAGGGTTGATTCCAGTTCCTGGGACACATAGCGGATTTCCTCAGCGGTGACCCGTTCGCCGGAGCGCTGGACAGCCGAGTTAAGCAGGAAGGCATACGACAAGCGGGACTCAATGCCCGCTGCGGTCTTCTCGGCCACACTGAAGTCCGCAAACTTGTCGAGCTGGAACACTTCGATGTCCGCCTTGTTTCCTGGGATGAAGTCCCCGGAGGCGGCCTTTGCGAGGCGCCGTACCGAGGTCTGCGAACCAGGCTTGACCAGGAAGAGAATCTTTGAGCAAACCAGCGCAAACTGGACGATAGCCTTGCTCAGGTTCTCCAGGCTCACCAGGTCACCCAGGTACTCCTCCACGAAGGAACGGCCATAGTTCTCGCCGTCCATCTTGAAGAGGCGCACAGGCATGTATGGAGAGGCATCCTTAGGATACGTGTTCTCGCTCCCCTTGATGAGTTCCCCTTCGACTTCCTGGTAGGCAAGCCACTGGTCACTTTCAGGGTCCATGTAGACATGCGTGTACAGCTCGATCTGGGTATCCGGCTTGTAGTCCCCATCTGGCAAGGCATCCTTCACCTCAGCCGGGAGGGCCGCATAGGCGATCAGGTCCCGCGTGATGATCTGGAGGACGGTGCCAGAGGCATCGCGCTCTACCACGTAGGAGTTCAGCTTGTACAGCTTACACTTGCGCTCCCCAGGGATCAGCACCGGCATGCCATTGCCAGCCACAAAGAGCTGCTTCATGAGTTCCGACGCCATGGGGCGAATCTGCGAGGCCTCCAGGTAGTCCATGCCGATGCGCTCCACCATGGAGAGACCTAGCTGGGCCTGGGTTGCCACTTGTGGGTCTCCGCTGGCTTTCAGGTCGAATTCCGACATTGAGAGCTTGTAGAAGGGTTGACCCACGGGGAGGGTTGAAAGGACAGCCTTGGCCGCAATCGTGTTGATACCACGTGCGCCCACAGACTGGTACGGTGTTGCGTAGTCCGTCGAGGCGTTATCGGACTCTTTCGGGAACAGGGACGGGATGGTGTAAGACGCATTGGTCTCTGCGCGTGTCGTGTACGGTGCCCGGTCATTGACCAGGCGGGTGTATGTGGACTTCGCACCATCAGCATCCAGGCCCGAACGGTCGCCAGCGGTAGCCATTTAGACGTTCAAGCCAACGCCGCCACCGCTAGTGCGGGACACGGTTACGGACTTCTTGCCCTTGCCCAGGAGGCGGCGGGAACCTTCAGCCACCGCATCGGACGGACCCGCCTGTGTAGGCGCAGCCACTGGGGGTGCGGCTGGGGCAGGTACGACTGCTTCTGGCGCCGCTGCTGGGGTGGGCATCTTCGGTTTAGAAAAGATACCGCTTGCAACATCACCAATCTTACTCGCAATGTTGCTGATACCCGTGATTACTTTACCCATGTGGGACCTCCTTATAGGTTATGCGCTGCGTGCCATCAGGCATTTGACGCGTTATGATCAACCAGCGCAGCCCCTGGTCGGCGCACTCTTTGAGGGCCAATCTGAGGAGCTTGCGCTGGAGCGTTACGGAACACCTGTAGTGTTCCATGAGGAAGTTGTGGATCACCACTAGGCAGTCACCCACCTGGCCGTCCACTGTGCGAGTAAGGACGATCCCGCCTACCAGCTTCTGGCCAGCGGATACCGCAAACTGCACCTGGGGGATTGCCCCATGGAACCTGCGGGAGTGCTGCCAGAATTCCATGGGGGAGACCCACGCCCGTTTAAGCAGCGGGGAGTCAATCCAGGCGCAGTCCGCCAGCCGTTGCGTGAACAGGCCAGTCCCCCCATTAGGGAGAGCCAGGCGCTCACATATTAGGTTTGAGGGCAAGATTAGCTCCCGTGGAGGCCGCTGCGGCCATCGTTGGTTTAACCTTCAGGGAACTCACGCCGGTCTTCTTCTCGGCACCGGCTACCTCACCGGCACCCGAGGAGGAACCCCCACCGAACACAGGGGCGGCAGGCTCAGGGGCCTTCGTCTCCGTGATGGTTGGGGCATCCGATACCGTAGGCATGGTTACCTTCGGGGCTTTAAAGAAACACATTTAGACCTCCTTTCGTGGTGCCCACAGGATGGGCTGCTTGGCCTTGAAGTCGAAGTCGCTGGCGCGGAGGATTCGGGACACACGGGCTTGAACCAGTGCGGCCTCCTCATCCAAGCCTGCCTTGACGAACAGGGACACGATGGCGTCCCACAAGGTTTCGTGATAAGCGAGTGGCCGCTTGGCCCAGTTGGTGCGCTCCTCGCCCTTGTTAGGACCCGACTTCAGCACCTTGGTCTCCATGATGGCCATGTACGGCTCATCCAGGAAAGCCAGGGCTGTATCCATGCCGATGCCGGGGCACCCTGCATAGCCGTCCGTGGTGTCGCCTGCCAGTGTCTGTAACATGTGCCAGTGGTCGGCGGCCTCAGGGGTGATGTGCAGGGTCTCGCCCGTGGTCACATACAGGAACTCTCCGGGGATCGTCTTGAAGTCCTTATCAGGGGACACAATGACAGCCGATGTGCAGCCTACAAGGGACGGCTTCGTGGACAGTATGCCCATGCAGTCATCACCCTCCAGGCCGGGGCGCTCGAAGGACTCATAGGTCTCCATGACCCAGGCCTTGAGCATCGGATAGCAAAGCGGCTTGCCACCCTTGCGGTTGCCCTTGTATGTAGCCAGCACGGCAGTGCGCCAGTTGACCACATCGGTGAAGCACATGATGGGCTTGGCCATGCTGTAGCGCTTGTTGCGGGTTACGATGGCTTCGATCTGGGAGGCGAATACCTGCTTGGCCTCTTCCAGGTCAGCCCATTGGGTGATGATGCCATCCTCCCATTCCACCGACTTGTTGACCGCAGCGGCGGCCGAGAAGGCGTAATAGTCGGCGTCGATCAGTAGGGCTAGTTGACTCATTCGATCACCTCGCAGGACTCCATCAGGATTACATCCCAAGGGAAGCGCACGAAAGGCTCAACCATCACCTTGCTTTCCGTGAGGCGGATTCCCTTCGGGGTGAAGCTGTGGACATAGCCTACGCCGATGTTTCCACGGGAGCCGCGATAGCCAGAACAGCCCACATAGGCTACCGTGTCGCCCACCTTCAGGGGTTTGCCGAAGGTATCCGTGGTGGATTTAAATTCCATTATGCGGGTCATGCTGGCACCTTGCCATTGACGGCGACATCCAGGCCCGTGGAGGTAACCATCCAGCGGCCCGTATTGATGCCCGTGGAGAGGCACGTAATGAGGCCACGGCTGGCCGCCTCGGCGATGGTGTAGGCGTGCTTGCGGGCGTAGTTCGATTGGAACGACAGGGGGGCGCGGTGGATTGCGGTGATGACTTTGATCAGGTTATTCATGGGTGGGTTTCCTTTCAGTTGTTTGATTATTCGTCGCCAGCGCAGCCCGGGCAGGGGTACAAGCATTTATGGCAGGCACAGGCGGACTTCTCGATGCGCGGGATCACCACCTGGGTGACCTTCGCGGGGCTGATTGACATCTTGTCGTCGTCATCCGCAATATCCGCAATGGTATCGCGCAAGGCATGCTTCAGGGTCATGGCGATGTAAGCATCCATCGGCAAGCCTTGGGTGGCCATTGCGATGGCCTGGGCCTGCTTGCCCTGGGTTCCCGCCAGTGACTTCTCGCGGTACTTCGCCGCCTCGGCGCACTCCTCATCCGAGAGGACAATTCGGGCAGCGAAGGCGATATTCATGTGGAAAGTCTTTGGCATGTGGTGTATCTCCTATAAGGTGGACAGAGGGTGGATTCCCTCCGTCTCTAGTGTGGGTTAGGTATTAGCGCGTATAGGCGTTCAGTCGCCGCCTTCTTTCCGACCCCTTGCTGCCCGACCAGGCTACTCGAAACCGCCTTCTCCCAGACGCATTTGAAGTCGTCGGGCATGTTGTACTCGG